CGCTCTGTCCCATTCTTTTTAACCAAATCTTTGATTTCTTGCCAAAAAAGGGCTAAATGGCAACTCGACGCATACACGCGAACTCTGTAAACAGTGCTGTGAAGGCAATGTTGAACGCTTCGTTGGCAGACCTGCGCCCGCCTGAGCATGTGAAACTGAGAGATGGTGACGAACCATTTTGGATTGGTGTTGTTCGTGCGCGTGCGCGTGAAGAATGGACTGAAACCGATCTTGTAGTTGCCGCGCAATTGGCACGGTGCCTGCATGATATAGAACGCGAGCAGGTTTGTCTAGACGCTGAAGGTGCTGTTGTTGTAAATGACAAAGGCACGCAGATTGTGAACCCGCGAGTGTCGGTGCTTGAACAGTATGCCCGACGCGAAATGGCGCTGATGCGAACCCTGCGCATGGGTGGTTATTCACCTGACAAGCAACTGCCAAACCTGTTGAATGCCCGCAAGACTGAGCGCCAAGCGCGCAAGGTCAAGGACGAATTAGCGGACGAGTTGCTGGCGTAAAATCGGCGAGCCTGTAAAGCGGTGGAACGCGATACAGGCTCTAACTCTTAAACCTGTACAAGAGGCCATCGAGCTACATGAATTATCAACGAATTTACAGCGAGTTCATCGCTGACCGCTTGACCAAGCAACCCGTCAAGCCCGTGTACTTTGAAAAGCACCACATTATTCCAAGATCACTTGGTGGTGGTGATGAGAAGTCGAACATTATTCGGCTGACACCGGAAGATCATTTTTTTGCCCATTGCTGCCTTGCCAAAATTCACGGCGGCAGGATGTGGTTCGTAGTCAAGTCAATGGCTAATTGCTGGTCCAGAAAGAAAGTAGTTGGCTCGCCGTATGCAAACAGGGTGATTGTCGGTATTGCCAAGAGAAAGTCTGCCGAACTCGGAAGGTCAGCCATGCAGGAAAATTATGCGGCAGGCGACCCTATGGGATTTGTCCGTTTTGGCGCAAGAAACAACAAGCACAACGCGACAGGTTACGAGTGGGTGAATCTTGACACCGGCGCAGAAAAGACGGCGACCATCTACGACATGTGGAAAGAGTTTGGAAGTTCTAGGGCGCATTGGACAAGTGTTCAAACTGGTTCCCGTAGAAGTCACGCAGGGTGGTCTATTAAGGGTTCTGGTGTAAGGATACGCAGCCTAAAAGGCAAGTGCCTTGAGTTTGTCAATTCAGACGGCAGAACGCACACAGGGACGCAAAGCAGCATGTGTGAACTGACTGGTCTTAGTGTTGCCGTAATTTGCCGCGTAAGCAGGAATGGGCATAAAACGTTATCTGGATGGAGTCTGAAAACAAATTAAGCGATGGCTACAAAAAAACCTAAACCAATTAGCAGGATGACTCGCGGGGAAAAGGTAATTGAGTTTGTGCATCGCTATATTGTTGTGCCAGAAGGGGAGCATATTGGTAAGCCGCTTCGCCTTGAGCCATTTCAGACTAAGTTCATTCTTGACATATATGACAACCCGCTAGGAACCCATACAGCGATACTTTCAATCGCTAGGAAGAATGCGAAGACCGCGACGATTTCCTGTCTCTTGCTTGCACACCTATGCGGGCCTGAAGCCGTGCAGAACTCGCAAATCGTATCGGGTGCACAGTCCAAAGACCAGGCCGCAGTCGTTTTTGAGTTAGCCCGCAAGATGGTTGAAATGTCGCCCAAGCTATCGTCCTTGGTGCGCATCCAGCCATCCGGCAAGCGCTTGATCGGCTTGTCAAAGAACGTGCTTTACAGGGCGCTATCGGCTGAAGGCAAGACTGCCCACGGCTTGAGTCCCATTTTGGCGATATTGGATGAGGTCGGGCAAGTTGTTGGGCCAACAGACAAGTTTGTTTCTGCAATCACCTCCGCGCAAGGTGCTTACAAAAACCCGCTTTTGATCGCCATCAGCACTCAGGCTCCGACCGATGCCGACATGCTTTCTACCTGGATTGATGCACACCGTAACGCGCCCGACCCAAGGGTAGTGTGCCATGTGTACGAGGCACCAAAGGATTGCAAGCTCGACGACAAGAAAGCGTGGATGGCGGCGAACCCGGCCATGGGCAAGTTTCGCTCCATTGACGACATTGGCAAGCAATGCAAGGCAGCAATGGAAATGCCGGCCAACGAGCCAGAGTTTCGCAACCTGATCCTCAACCAGCGCGTTGAAGCCATCAGCCCGTTTGTCTCTCAGTCAGTATGGCAAAGCAACGGCGACCCGTGCGGCCCGATAGAGCGAATGAAAGTATGGGGCGGACTGGACTTATCCAGCGTCAACGACCTGACCGCGCTCACGTTGGTTACAGAAGACGGTGGTGTGCACAGTGAATTCTGGCTACCTGCTGAAGGCCTGGCAGAGAAATCGCGCAAAGACAGAGTGCCGTATGACTTGTGGGCCAAACAAGGCTACTTGAACACGACACCAGGACGAGCCATTGAATACGAATTTGTCGCTGAAGCCATGCGCGGCTTGTTTGACAGGTGCGACGTGCAAAAAATCGCTTTTGACCGCGCCCTGTTCGAACATTTGAAGCCGTGGTTGGTTAAAGCCAACTTCAGCGAAGAAGAGATTGAAAAGTTTGTTCCCTACGGGCAAGGCACCTTGAGCATGACCCCAGCGTTAAGAGCGTTGGAGGTCAAGCTGCTAGGCAAACAACTCCGGCACGGGAACCATCCGATTCTAGAAATGTGCGCAAAAAACGCAAAAGTAACAGGCGACAGCGGAGCGCGCAAGTTTGACAAAAAGCATCAACGTGGTCGCATCGACGGCATGGTGGCCTTGGCGATGGCGTGCGGCGTGATGCCGATGGACGGCTCGGAACCAAGTGTTTACGAAACAAGAGGACTTCTCATAATCTAATGGGCATATTCGACAAACTCTGGCCGAAAAAGAATGAGCCAGAAGCACAGCCGCGCCCAAATTCTGAGGTAGTTGGCGAAGGCCGCGCCTTTGCATCATTGACCAGCGCAGACCTGTACGACTTCATGCGTGGTGGAAGTGAAACCGCCAGTGGCGAGTACATCACAACCAGCAAAGCCTTGGGCAACATGGCCATGCTGCGTTGCGTCAGCCTCATATCCGAGTCCATTGGCATGTTGCCGCTGAACCTGATCGTTAAAGGCGATGCAAAAGACTACGCCGTAGACCACCCGTTGTATCGAGTGCTAAAAGTCAAGCCGAACGAGTTTCAGAGCGCGTACAAATTCAAAAGCACCATGCAAATGGCGCTACTGCTGCACGGCAACGCATACGCACGGGTCGTGCGCACGTTAGACCGCATCGTTCGCCTGGTTCCGATGGACTCAACTCGCGTCACGCCAAAACTCCAGCCCGATTGGACGATGCGTTACGAATACCGCAGTCCAGAAGGCAATACCCAAGAACTGATGGCGCGGGATGTACTGCACCTGTCAGATTTGTCTGAGGACGGTATCACTGGTATCTCGCGGGTCAGCAAGGCCAAAGAAGCTATTGGGCTGGCGCTGCAAGCAGAAAAAGCGGCAGCAAGGTTGTTCAAGAACGGTGTCATGGCTGGTGGGTCGCTGACCTTCCCCAACAAGCTCAACGCAGAGCAGATCAAGAACCTGCAATCCAGCATGGAAGCAAAATATGCTGGTGCTGAGAATGCCCAAAAGTGGATGGTGCTCGAAGAAGGTGGCAAGGCCGAGAAATGGGCAGCTACTGGCGCTGAAAGCCAGCACCTTGAGAACCGCAACCACCAGATTGAAGAAATTGCCCGAGCCTTCGGTGTTCCCCGTCCACTCTTGATGATGGACGACACCAGTTGGGGCAGCGGCATCGAGCAGCTCAACATCTTCTTTGTGCAATACGGACTCCAACACTGGTTTACGGTGTGGGAGCAAGCCATTGAAAACCTGCTGCTGACGGACGTTGAGCGCACCCAGTATTACGTCAAATTCAACGAGCGGGCGTTGTTGCGCGGCACTCTCAAAGACCAATCAGAACTGTTTGCCAAAGCACTCGGCAGCGGCGGGCACATGCCCTGGATGACAGCCAACGAAGTGCGAGACCTGCAAGACCTTGCCAAGTCGCAAGACCCGATGGCTGACAAGCTCGAAAGCCCAATGATGAGGACGCAAAATGTCACTTCTAAAACTACCCAAAATTAAAGGGGAGCGCATCGGATCAGTGCAATTCGACGCACGACCCGACGCACTCAAACGCTGGGAGCCAGGCATTCAAGCGGCCATTGACGGTGAAGCCAGCATTGGCATTTACGAACAAATTGGTGAATCGTGGGACGGCTCTGGCATGACTGCCAAACGAATGTCAGCCATCTTGCGCGGCATCGGCGCATCGCGTGACATCACCGTCAACCTGAATTCCCCGGGCGGCGACTTCTTTGAAGGTGTGGCTATTTACAACCTGCTGCGCCAGCACCAAGCAAAAGTCACTGTCAACGTCATGGGCTTGGCCGCAAGTGCTGCCAGCATCATTGCAATGGCGGGTGACGACATCAACATGGGCGAAGGATCGTTCCTGATGATCCACAACGCATGGTGCATGGCAATCGGAAACCGCCATGACATGCAAGCTGCGGCTGAACAACTAGCGCCTTTTGACAATGCGATGGCTGAGGTTTATGCCGCCCGTGCTGGTATCAGCGTCAAAGCCGCTGCCAAGCTCATGGATGAAGAAAGCTGGATTGGTGCAACCCAAGCCATAGAGCAGGGGTTTGCCACCGGCATGATGGAATCAACCGACATCAAGCAAGATGCCAAAGCAAACGCAGGCATCGTGCGCAAGATCGAAGCCGCAATGCTTGCTGGAGGCATGAGCCACAGCGCGGCCAAAACAGCAATTTCTGAATTCAAGTCCAGCCTACGCGATGAGGGTGGCAAACAGCCAAGTGATTTGGCTGGTGATGACGTAGCAGCCTCGCTGCAATCCCTCTTATCCACTTTGAAAGGAGACCAATATGTCTCAAGAAATTAAGTCCCTCATCGAGGGCGTAAACCAAGCCTTTGCCACCTTCAAGTCTGAAAACGACCAAGCCATCGCCGACCTCAAAAAAGGCCAAGCCGACGCACTCCAGGCGCTCAAAGTTGACCGCATCAATGCTGACATCAGCAAGTTGCAAGACGCTGTTGATGAAGCCAACACCCGCATCGCCGCAGCCCAACTGCAAGGTGTCGCTCAAGGTGGCCTGAAAGACAAAGAATACAGCGCAGCATTTACCACGCACATGAAGCGCGGCGAAATCAACGCCGCCTTGAACAAAGGCGTGGCCGGTGAAGGCGGCTACCTTGCCCCTACAGAGTGGGATCGCACCATCACCGACAAATTGGTGCAGGTGTCCCCCATGCGTTCCTTGGCCTCACAGCAAACCATCAGCACAGCGGCCTACTCCAAGTTGTTCAACAACATGGGCACGACATCCGGCTGGGTTGGAGAAACTGCTGCCCGTCCTGTAACGGCAACGCCGGCCTTCGGCACACTGACCTACACCACAGGCGAGATTTACGCCAATCCTTCAGCCACACAAGGCATGTTGGATGATGCGGAAATTAACCTTGAGGCATGGTTGGCTGGTGAAGTTCAGACCGAGTTTGCGTATCAAGAAGGCGTTGCATTCCTGAGTGGCGACGGTGTCAACAAGCCCAACGGCATCCTGACCTACGTCACAGGCGGCACCAACGCAGCCACCCACCCTTGGGGCGCTATCACCACCGTCAACAGTGGTGCCGCAGCCGCGCTGACCACAGACGGCATCTTGAGCCTGGTCTACAGCCTGCCGAGCGAGTTCACCGGCAACGCACGTTTCGCCATGAACCGCGCCACGCTCGCTGCTGCGCGCAAGCTCAAAGACACCACCAACCAGTACATCTGGCAGCCCAGCTATGCAGCAGGGCAGCCGTCCACATTGGCCGGTTATGCCGTGTCTGAAGTGGCCGGTATGCCTGATGTGGCGGCGGCGGCCAAGGCAGTGCTGTTTGGCGACTTCAAGCGCACCTATTTGGTCATTGACCGCATCGGTGTGCGTGTGATCCGCGACAACCTCACCAACAAACCGTATGTGTCGTTCTATACGACAAAAAGAGTAGGGGGTGGCTTGCTCAACCCCCAGACCATGCGCGCCCTGAACATCTCGGCCTAAACCTGAAAGCCCCCTAACCGGGGCTTTTTCAATTGGAACTTCAAATGATCTTCACTAAAGAATTCAAAGGCGTAAAGAACGGTGACATCTACCACACCGACTTTGTGCCAGGTGACGTTTGCCCACCAGAACTTATTGACGCAGCCATTGCGTGTGAAGTGGTTGAAGTCCCAGTTGAAAAAGCCAAGCTGGTAAAGGCCAAGCTGGAAAAAGCCAAGTAAATGACGCTACGCCTGATCACCGCAGCCACAGCGCTTGCTGTTGACATTGATGAAGCCAAAGCACACCTGCGCGTCACAGAAAGCGCAGAAGACGATTTGATCGAATCAATGCTGTGGGCGGCACAGGACATGGCAGAACAGGCCACCGGGCGCGCATTGATGACGCAAACGTGGGAATTGTCCGAGAGCGAATTTCCAAGCATCAATGTGTGGCAGATACAAAATATAGCACCGACAAAACTGGTACTTGGATTTGAGTTAACCAAACCCGTAGTTCAGTCCGTCACAAGCATTACTTACACCGATTCTGAAGGTGTTGTGCAAACACTCGCCGCTGATCAGTACACACTGATGAACGATGACTTTGGTTGTTCACGCATTGTCCCAGCCTACGGCGTGACATGGCCTGAAAACAGAGGCGATTCAGGAAGCATCAGGGTCACATTTGTTGCCGGGTACGCCAATGCCGCTGCTGTGCCGCAAGCCATCAAAGCGTGGATCAAGCTGCAAGTTTCTTCTCTTTATGAAAATAGAGAGTCTGAGTCTTATTCGTCACGCGCCACTGTCAAGATGACGTTTGTAGATCGTTTGCTGGACAAGTACCGGGTGTGGTCATGAGTTCCGGCCAACTGCGCCACTTTGTTGCTTTGCAATCGCTGGTTGATACCGTGGACGACATCGGCCAGCCCAGCACTTCTTGGCTAACCACAGCATCCGTATGGGCTGACATCCGTTACCAAACGGGGCTTAGTGCAATTAAAAGCGGCGCAGACGTTTCAGTGGTTAGGGTATCGATTCGGATGCGCCACAGAGCTGTTAACGCAGGCCAGCGCATTTTGCACGGCAGCACCGTTTTTAACATCGAGGCCGTTCAACCTGATGTGCGTGGCGCTTATGTGGATTGTGTAGCAGAGGTGGTCAATGCGGCTGTCAATTAACGTTGATTCACTCCATGCTGCCTTTGCAAATATGGGCAACAAGATCGACAACGCCATACGTGCAAGCGCCCAGGCAGGAGCGCAAGTGTTCTATGAAGAAGCGGTAGCAAAAGCGCCTGCCAAGTCGGGTTTGCTGAAAAGCGCTATCTACCAGAAGTTCATCCCTGAAATGAGCGCAGACGGGGTAAGAGCAACTTACAAGGTGTCATGGCGCACGGGTTACGGCAAGGGTGCTGAAGGTGCAGCGCTACCTACAGCGCCGCACGGTCATTTGATTGAGTTTGGTTGGGTGCAGCGGTATCAGGTTTACTACAACAGCAAAGGCGAATTTAAAACCATGATTCGCCCCGAAGCGAAGGGCAAGAAAAAGCCTAGCAGAAATGCATCACAAGCTGCCAAAGATGCCTATTACGTCTTGCGCAAAGGTGGCCCGGTGCAATGGGTGCCACGTTCATTTATCAGATCATCCTATACCGCAAAGCAAGCAGCAGCGACCACCGCCATGAAAGCCAAACTGATTGAAGAATTGACCAAATGACAGTCGAAGCGGACATTTTTACAGCGCTAAAGGGGTTGGTTGGCAACCGCTGCTACCCCGACATCGCTCCCATCACAACAGCCAAGCCGTACATCACCTACACACAGATTGGTGGGGATGCCATCAGCTACAACGACGACATTGTGCCCAGCCTGAAAAACGGGCGTTTCCAAATCAACGTATGGGCAGATACGCGGGCAAGTGCAAGCAGCATCATTTTGCAGGTTGAATCTGCCATGGTACTTGCGCAATCGTTTCAAGCCAGGCCGATAGGTGCAGCGTCGAACGACTACGACCACGACATGCTGACCTACGGGTCAATGCAAGACTTTAACGTGACCTCTACCAGATAGAGGTCAAAACCACCAACAAACGAAAGCACCCTAGTGGTGCTTTTTTTGTGCCCGCAAGGGCTTTACAGCAACCCGCTCGACGCAAGTTTGGCGGGTTTTTTTACGCCCTTTGCGGGCAATTCGTTCATTTAAAGGAAATTATTATGGCCTCAGTCCCTACAGGTACTATTTTTTCCGTTGCCACCGCCTTTGCAGCCGCAAAGACAGTCAGCGGCATCTCCAACGCAACCGAAGCGATCGTATCAAGCACCGCACACGGCTTTTCCACAGGCGACATTGTTCAGCTGTATAGCGGCTGGGGTCGGCTGAACCGCCGCGTTGTTCGCGTCAAGTCTTCTTTGGCAGACTCTTTTGTGGCCGAGGGCATCAACACCGTCAACACCGACTTCTTCCCATCAGGGTCGGGTGGCGGATCGGTGCGCAAAGTAACTACGTTCCAGCAGATCAACAAGATCGTCAACCCAACCTCCAGCGGGGGCGAGCCGAAGAACATCACGGTCAAGTTTCTTGAGTCGGATGTAGAGGACTCAATCAACGACGGCTTCACGGCGGTCACCGAGTCTTTTGAGATTGACGCTGACGAGTTTGGCGGCACAGCCTACGCCGCGCTGGTGCAGTTGTCTGAAGTGCAGACTGACACCGTGCTGAAGAAAACGCTGCGCTCTGGCGCCATCATCCTCACGCCTAGCCGCGTGTCGCTGAACGAAAACGTCAAGATGACAGACGGTCAGATCATGACCAATGCGGTATCCATCAACGGCAACGGCAAGATCACCCGCTACGTATCTTAAGAAGTACCTACCCGGCTTGTTTCGCTCTTAGCAGGGCGGGCAGGCTGGGCAAGGGCATTTTGTAACCCTGCTAAGGAAAAACAATGGCAAAAATTTCACTTGGGAAAACCCCAAAATCATTCAAACGCGTCATCACTGTTGACATGCTTGACGGCACTAAAGGCTCGATTGAATGCGAGTTCAAGTATCGCACACGCACCGAATTTGGTGCATTCCTTGACGGCATCTTTGCTGACGCTGGTGTCAAACCAACCGATACCGATGAAAAGGTGGCCATTGCCGAGATCATGGAAAAAACCCGTGATACCAACGCCGACTACCTTATTCAAGTGCTTGACGGGTGGAACCTTGACGATGAATTGAACAAGACCAACCTGCAACAACTTTGCGATGAATTCCCCGGTGTTTCAAACAGCATCATGGAAACCTACCGCACCGCTGTAACAGAAGGCCGTACAAAAAACTGATTGAGGCCGCTACTGCCCTTTACGCATCACAGCCCACCGAAGAATCCCTTGCAGGCACAGGA